CAGAAGCGAGTATTTTGATGACTTTAGAGGAAGGTAGAAGCTATCGACAGCCCTACTCCCGGAAACGGGAGCGGAGCGACTACGTAATGCCTGATCGGGTCTACACGGAAACGTCAGCTGACGGAACCGTTACGACCTATCTTGCCAACACTAGTACTTTAGCGGTGGGGGAGTATCAAACGACCACAGACGTGGTCACTCCCGGATATCGTACCCGCATTGCGCGGGGCGAAATTATCCAACGCCCTTTCACCAGCAAGAAGCTGGTGTATAGTCACTATTATGCCGGTTTTGAATACCGGAAAAATAGTGGTACTGGTGCAACGAAGGTCCTTTTCGGATCTCCGCATTGGTACTCTACTCCGCCCTCGATGGGTACATCAAGTCGCCCAACTAGCGCGCCAATTTCATCTGTGATGAAAGAGGCTGTCACCTTAGCCGTATCGAAGGTTAATTCCGTCGATGTGGAAGGGCTAGTCGAGCTTGCTGAGGCACATAAGGTCAGAGACACCTTCAAGTGGCGCCTGGATGCTTTTGATAAGCATCTAGATCGTCAATTGTCGAGGTCAAAGACCCTAACGGCCGCGGCGGCGAGAGCTCTTGGTGGCATCAACAACGTAGCGTCGAGCAATTGGCTTAGATACCGTTATGGTATCATGCCTTTGCTTTACCTGCTTGACGATGCAATGAGTGGTGATGCAGTAAAACCTGTTCGGAAGACCGAAATAGGTTATGCCACGTGGTCTTGGAGTAACTCTATCGAGACGATCCGCAACTCGGGTAATTTCTATACCGATACGTGGACGACGACAGAGGACTACGAGTTATCAGCTAGAGCCGGGTGCATGTATAGACCCGACTGGACGCTGAACCGCTATGGCATCAGTCTGCGAGAGGTCCCGAGCGCGATGTGGGAATTAACCACACTCTCGTTCGTTTTGGACTGGGGCGTAAACGTCGGCACGTGGATACGTGCTAACGCGGTGTCCCTCGGACTGAAACAGCTCGCACGTTGGGTTACTACCAAGGAGACGTTCACCAGGACGAATGACATCACGTCATCGAGCTGGAAAAACTATCCTGGGTATACTAACCTAAAATCGCCGAGCGGTGGCAACACCGTTGTAGTCGAGACTACGAATAGGTTCATCAATCCGTCCTATGGCTTAACCGTGAGGCGAGGCAGCTTGCAAAAGCTCCTAGCCGGTGACAAGCGTCTTATCGACTCTTGGGCACTCTCATGGAATAAGTTCAACAGACTTTTGTATCGAACCCGTCCGTAGAGCCCCTTCCGCCTGTGTCTTTGATGCAATATCTTAGACCCGTGCGTAAGGTTCTTTCTCTCTAACTGTTGAGTAAGTAGGTAACAATGAGTGTGACACTCAATACGAAGGCGTATGCCTTCGATACCAATCCCACGCCTGATGCTGGTCGCCACGTTGGTCCGGCCCAGACTGCTTCTGTCAAAGATTACTTTGATCTGAAGCGTGTCAAAGCCAAGCCGACAGCTACCTTCCCGGGCATGGTTCGCGCGAGCGTTAAGTTCGTCCGTACGGTCACCGTTGCTGGTGAAACGTACGACGCATACTTCGAAGGCTCCATTGCTTATCCCGCTGGGACGAGCAACGCCGACGTCGATGCGTTGAGGGACGACGCTGGAGATTTCATCATCTCCAGCAACGGGGCTGACCTGTTCAAGAACCATAAGATCGTTCAGTAAGGGGTATGTATGAACATCCCCCTGAATCGTTGGACGATGGGAGTAGTCTTGATCCTGACCTTGATCTTTGGGAACGACTTAATCGCTCCCGTGATGAAGGCAATCGGGATTATGACGAGCTCCTACGTTCCGGCGATCTGACCGGCTTATGCGCCTTGGACAGTGCTTACTTGGTGTAAGTACGCCCTTCTCTTCTGTTCCTTAATCAACCCATGTGGAGATGACTATGAGCTACAATATCGTGTACCCTGTGTACGACCTGACCCTGAAGTTCCGGGATGGTGGAATCCACCATACGGGCCTTCGTGTATGGAACCTGAACACGTTGGCAGTCTGTGCCGACTGTGTCTCCGGTTACATGTTTGGTCGGGTGGCCCCCGATACGGCGAACTTGACTTTGGCCGGTTATACTGGCCTCTGTCGCAGTGCGCTCATCTCAGAGTACCGCACCTCTTCCCAGAGGTGTGGAATGCTGAGGTACCAGCATCTTGCTGGAGTATCGAGCCTACAGCTGTTCTCGCGGAAGCGCCTGACTCTTTGGGCATCCACTTGGATGACCGAGGATCTCGGGAACGACCGTGAGTTGCAGCTGGAGTGGGACCTCTTAGCACGCCGACGCTACTTTGAGAATCTCCGCATCAATCAAGATGTGGTGTTTTCTCTAAGTGTCGGGGTCTTCGAGGAAGCTCTCTCGGACCAGAAGACTCACTAACCTATCCTGGGAGTGCCAATCGTGACGAAAGGCAAACGATCGAAGTGGGTTAATGAACCCACTAAAGTCCCAGCGCAGGTGCTATATGCACAAGTGCTGGCCCAGGCTGTCATCCGTTCGGAGCCTTGGCTTGGAACCGGTGTAACGCAAAAGTGGCTTGGAGCCATTCGAGCGAGACATTGGAACCGAGTCATTGAGCTCGCTGAGTCCTTCGACAATGTAGAACATGTCGACGTACTAGATTCGTACGTTAAGACTCAGTTGGTCGCACTGGTGAAGAAATACCCGTTCACACCGCTTGAGGCCCCGGGTTATGACCCAGAGGGCGCTGCCTGGAAGAAATTCCAGTCAGCAGAGCATTGGTGTAAGCGTGTAAATCAAAGGCAGGCCGCTCTCCGTGGTGGAGACGGCTTCGAGTATCATCGCGAAATTGCGTTGATGCGTCGGTACATTCGAACCGTAATAGGTACCAAACCTAATATGGAACGAGTGCATGCCCTGTGCGACTTCGGACCGGGGGCTAGTGTGGGCGTGTCAGGGAATCTCACGAACTTTGCTAGGAAACTCCTAGCTAGTAAGTGGTCCTGTACCCGCTTATCGCTCTCGCATGCTACAGAGGCGCTATGGAAACATCACCAAATCCGCCATCTTATCCTACCAAAGGACGAGAAGACGGGGCTGGTGTGCTACGATTTTGAGAAGTTCTCTCAAATCGTAGCGGCGCGTGTAGCATTGGTATCACACAATAAGATCAGCTTTGTGCCAAAGACGTTTAAGACCCATCGGTCTATAGCGTCTGAGCCACTACTGACCGGCTTTGTGCAGAAAGGTGTAGATTCGTACCTTAGGGAACTTCTTGCCACTCAGCGGTTTGACCCGTTGAATGACAAGCCCCTTCCGGTACTGGATCTTAGCGACCAGCATGCGAATAGCATGATGGCACGCGTCGGTAGTCTAGGTGGAGATAATCCATACTCGACTATCGACCTCACTTCAGCGTCGGATTCATTGCCGACATCTGTTGTGAAGCTCCTTCTGCCGCCGGCCTGGTTTCGTCTCCTAGACGACACCAGGTCCCATTGCTACAACTACCGTGGACAGTATTATAACTACCACAAGTTCGTCAGCATGGGTAATGGCTTCTGTTTCCCTCTGCAGACGCTGATATTTGCCGCCGCCTGTTATGCATGTTCGCATGTGCAACAGGAAAACGTAGACTTCCGAGTCTACGGTGACGACATTATCATACGTCGGTCGGTTGCACCCAAGTTGCTTCAGTTTTTGAAGCACTTGGGCTTCCGACACAACCCTAGCAAGACCTTTCTTTTCGGTCCTTTTAGGGAGTCATGTGGGACAGACTGGTACTGCGGTCAGGACATTCGTCCTGTGTACTTGGACTACAGGTTGGAGAAAACTACCGACCTGTTTAAGTTCCATAACTCAACCTTGGCGTCGGACTACACTTACGGATTCTTTTCCGAGGTGCGTCCGCTTCTAAGGGTCGCTTGTTCCGTTAAGGAAAGGTTTGTGAGGCCTTACCACGGGAACGCCGATTCTGCCTTCACGGTAGAAAAGGACGTCGCGATGAGTTCGAAGTTCATGGTCTGGAACCGTAGCCGTTGGGCGTGGAGTTGGACTGAGGTTGAACACCTCGCGTACAACGACTCGCTTCATGGTTACGATCCGGACCTCTGCAATGAGCTTCGGTACCTAGCAGTATTACGAGGGAGCTCCTCTCGTGTACCGTTAACCGTTCGTCGAAAGACGAGAGCCCGGCTACGCCGTAAGGCGTACTGGGGACTTCCAGCAGAAATTAGCTGGAAATCCGCCGATCCGGACCGCGGGCTGAATGGCCCGCTGTCCGGATAAACGGCTTGGAG